ACGCCGGCTATCCGCACAACGACATCGACTCGATCGACGCCGAGGCGGCCGAGCTGGCCGAGAAGGACCCGGCGCAGGCTGAGCGTTATTACGGCAACAAGCTCGTCTACGGCGCCGGCACGTGGCTCGAAGGCGACCTGTGGGACGCCCGGGCGAAGCCGCGCGTGGTGCCGCCGGGGACGCCGATCGTGCTCGGTTTCGACGGCTCCGACGTCGACGACTGGTCGGTCCTGCGGGCGCAGACCGAGGACGGCTACCAGTTCACCCCGACGTTCGGCGACGACCACAAGCCGTGCATCTGGGATCCGGCCAAGCATCGCGGCCAGGTCCCGCGACTCGAGGTCGACGCGGCGGTCGAGGAGCTGTTCGGGCGGTTCAGCGTGATCCGGATGTACGCGGATCCGCCGGACTGGAAGACCGAGATCGACGGCTGGTCGGCCAAGCATGGCGAGAAGGTCGTGCTCCGCTGGGAGACCTACCGGATCACCCAGATGCACGCCGCGCTGAAGCGGATGCACTCGGACGTGACCAAGGACGCCACGACCTTCACCCACGACGGCGACCCGGTCGTCGCCGTGCACATCCGCAACTCGCGCAAGCTGTTGCGGGCCGGCCAGAAGTACATCCTCGGCAAGCCGAGCCAAGCCCAGAAGATCGACGCCACAATGTCGTCGGCCCTATGCAACGAGGCTGCCGGCGACGTAACTGCCGCCCGCGGTTGGGCGAAACCCGCCGACGCGTACGCCTACAGCGCATGAGAAGCGGGGGTCCTGGTGTCGCTCACCGCACAGCAGGCCCTCGAGCAGACCAAGACCCTGTTCCACCAGATCGCCAACCGTCGCGCGGCCGTCGAACTGGCGGAGCACTACTACCGCGGCAAGCAGCGCCTGCGCTTCGCCTCGGATAAGTGGCGTGAGTTCCATGCGGCCCGCTACCAGGAGTTCTGTGACAACTGGTGTGGCCCGGTGGCCAACAGCCCGAACGAGCGGCTGCGGGTCGACGGGTTCCGCCTCGATGACGATCCGGCCGTGTCGGACGCCGAGAAGAAGCTCTGGCGCGACTGGCAGGCCAACGACATGGAGGCCCAGAGCTCGCAGGGCTTCCTCGCCTCGATCGTGGCCGGCCGCTCGTACGTCATGGTGTGGGGCACTGAGGACGGCGAGCCGGTGGCGACGTGGGAGCGCGCCGACCAGGTGACCGTCGCCTTCGACGTAGAGCGCCCGAGCCGGGCGACTGCCGCGCTGAAGACGTGGCACGACGGCACGACGGAGTTCGCGACGTTGTACACGCCGGACGAGGTGTGGAAGTGGGAGCGGCCATACCTGCAGACCCGCAACGCGAGCACGGAGTACAACCCGCGGGCTGAGCAGTTCTTCTACTCGACGTCCGGCTTGGTCGTGCCGATCACCGACAATTCCGGCTGGAATCAGCGGCAGCCCAACGAGGACGACTCATGGCCGCTGACGAACCCGATGGGCATCGTGCCGATCGTGGAGATGCCGAACCGGCCGATCCTGGGCGGTGAGCCGCTGTCGGACATCACCGGCACGATGGCGATGCAGGACGCGATCAACCTGCTGTGGGCGTATCTGTTCACGGCCGCCGACTTCGCGTCGATGCCCGCCCGCGTGGTGATGGGCCAGGAGCCGCCGAAGGTCCCGATCCTCGACGACAACGGCCAGGTCGTGGGTCACAAGACGGTGGACCTGAAGAAGCTCGCGCAGGACCGCATCATGTGGCTGACCGGCGAGAACACCAAGATTGGGCAGTGGGACGCCGCGAAGCTGGACGTCTTCACGCAGGTCATCGAAACCGCGGTCACACACGTCGCCGCGCAGACCCGCACACCGCCGCACTACCTGATCCTGGGCAAGGGCCTGGTCAACATCAGCGCGGACGGCATCCAGGCCGCGGAAACCGGGCTGGTGAAAAAGGTCGGCGAGATGCAGCTGTTCCTGTCGCCACCAACCCGGGGCGTCTTCCAGCGCTTCGCGCTCGTGCGTGATGACAAAGCCCTGGCCGAGCAGGCCCGCTTCGGCGTCGTGAAGTGGAAGGACGCCGAAAACCACTCCGAGGCCCAGCTGGTCGACGCGCTCGTCAAACTGCAGACCATCGGCTTCCCGTTCCCGTGGCTCGCCGAGCGCTACGGCCTGTCGCAGACCGAGCTGGAGCGGGTGATGGCGATGCGTGAGACTGAGGCCGCCAAGGATCCGCTGCTGGCGATGGTCCAGCAGCCGCCTGCGACTCCCGCGCTTCCGTCCGCCTCGGCTACGCCGGTGACCGGGGCGTAAGCCCGTGTCGGCCCGGCAGGTCGCCGCGGAGCACGCGCGCAACCGTGCTCGCCTAGCGATGCGGCTGCGCACCGAGGCTCGGCAGGCATGGGCCGCGGTGGATCCGGCGCGGATCAGCGAGACCTGGATCGTGCAGATCCAGCGGCTGTTGCTGCTGATCACCGGTGGGCAGCACGCCGCGGCCGTCTCGGCGGACCGCTACGTCGCCGAGGTCCTGACGCTGCAGGGCGTCAGCCCCGCGACCGACGGCCGGATCGACGCCGGCGCGTTCGCGGGGATCGCGTCCGACGGTCGCAGTCTGGAGTCTCTGCTAGCCCAACCGGCCATCGTCACGAAGGTCGCACTGCAGGGCGGTGCGTCTCTCGAGCGGGCGATGGCCACGGGTAGCGCGCTGACCCAACTGATCGCCCACACGCAAGTGACGGACGCAGGCCGCACTGCCGACCAGGTGGCGCTGGTCTCTCGCCGTGCGGCCACCGGCTACGTCCGGATGGCGGTCGGCAAGACCTGCTCCCGGTGCCTGATCCTGGCTGGCCGCCGATACCAGTGGAACCGCGGCTTCCAACGGCATCCACACTGCGACTGCATCCATATCCCTGCCGCCGAGGACCGAGCCGACGACCTGCGTACGGACCCGAAGAAGGCGTTCGGGGCGATGGATGCCGCCGAACAGGACCGCGTGTTCGGCAAGGGCGGCGCGCAGGCGATCCGCGACGGCGCCGATATGGCGAAGGTCGTCAACGCTCGCCGCGGCATGGTCACCGCCGAGGGGCGACTGTTCACCACCGAGGCCGCCGGGCGCACGCCGCGGCTCATGCCTGAGCAGATCTACCGCGACGCCGCGAGTCGTGAGGACGCGATCCGGCTGCTTCGCCGGTTCGGCTACATCCTCTGAGCCGCCGGAACGATCACGGTCAGCACCCAGAACAGCAACCCGAGCGCGACCAGGTTAATCCGGGTCGCGACGGCGGCCGCGGCGAGGCCGAAACAGACGGCCGCGGCGATGAGCAGCAACAGCAGCAGCACTTCCATGTCCCGCCGTGTACCCGTCCGGCGGCACGTCTGAAACAAGATCCTCCCGGCGCGCAAGGCCTCGGGACTGACCCCGCAACGGAGTCACCATGTCCGACCAGGACGATCCCATCATCGAGCCCGACGTCGACACGGATCCGGTCGACGACACCGATGGCGGGACGGACGACGACGGCGCCGACAAGCTCGGCGACGCCGGCAAGCAGGCCCTCGATCGGATGAAGGTCCGGTTGCGTGAAGAGCGGACAGCGCGCAAGGCGCTGGAGGCTCAGATCGCAGCGAAGACCCCGACGAAGGACGACGACGCACCGGATCCGGCCGAGCTCCGCAAGGCCGCCCAGGCCGAGGCCCGCGCCGAGGTCCTGATGGAGCGAGCGCTCGACAAGGTGGAGGCCAGGGCTGCGAAGTTGTTCGCCGATCCGGAGGACGCCAGAGCGTTGCTGGCCGGGCAGGTCGACGACTTCATCGACGACGGCAAGGTCGACGTTGACGCCGTGGATGAAGCCTTGAAGGAACTACTGAGCAAGAAGCCCCACCTCGCCGCCGCAACGGCGAAGAGGTTCCAGGGCGGAGCGGATGGCGGTGCCCGCAAGGGGTCACAGCTCTCGCAACTCACCGAGCAAGACCTCAAGCGAATGACGCCTCAGCAGATCGACGACGCGCGGCTCAAGGGCCAGCTGAACGACCTACTCGGCGTCTCCTGACCCCAGAGAGGCAACCATGGCCATCCTCCGGTTCCGTCCGGAAATCTGGTCCGCCGCCCTGCTGGTCGCCCTTCGTAAGAAGCTGGTGTACGCCCAGCCGGGCGTCGTGAACCGCGACTACGAGGGCGAGATCACGCAGGCGGGCGACACCGTCCGGATCACCTCCATCTCCGACCCTACGATCGGTACCTACGTGCCGAACGTGACCGCGATCGCGCCGGAGGAGCTGACCGACGCGCAGCGCACCCTCGTGGTCGACCAGGCGAAGTACTTCGCGTTCTTCGTCGACGATGTGGACGCCCGCCAGGCCAAGGGCGACGTGATGCCCACGGCAATGGCCCGCGCCGCGTACAAGCTGGCCGACCAGGCTGACCAGTTCGTGGCCGGCCTGTACACCGGCATCCAGGCGGCGAACGCGGTCAACGCCGGCGCGGCGCTCACCTTCACCGCGGTGGGCACGACCGCAACGGAGGAGTTCTACAACAAGGTCCTCGTGCCACTGAAGGTGAAGCTCGACGAGGCGAACGTGCCGACCGAGGGCCGCTGGTGCGTCGTCCCGCCGTGGGGCCACGCGATGCTGCTGCTGTCATCGCTGTTCTCCCGCTGGGACGGCCAGGGCAACAACGATGTGTCCCGCAACGGCATGGTCGGCCGGGCGGCCGGCTTCGAAATCCTGGTGTCGAATAACGTCCCGCTGATCACCACGGACTTCGCGGTCATCGCAGGTGTCGACAGCGCGCTGTCCTTCGCCGAGCAGGTCAACAAGACCGAGGCGTACCGGCCGGAGGCGAAGTTCGCCGACGCCGTGAAGGGCCTCTACCTCTACGGCGGCAAGCTCGTGCGCCCCGACTCGCTCGCCTACGCCCGCGTCACTCGCGTCACCGGGCTGTAGCCGGCCCTCTGGCCGCCGCCGGCGGCTTCAGTCCTTCAGTCCGACCTTCCGAACGGGAGCTGAACCATGGCCCGTGTGGCACTTCCATACAGCAACCTGGTGTCCAATTCGAACCTGCTCGACCCGACCGGTGTCGCCACCGTCGCCGGTGCCGGCAACGGGCTCCAGGTCCCCGACATCTCCCCGAACCGGCGGCAGTCACTGCCGGAGCTCACGCTGCTGCGCGTCGCGAACGCGTCGGGCGGCTCTGGCACGATCAACCTCCTGCCTTCGACCAACCCGCCGAACGTGGCGGGCGGCCAAGGCGCGCTGACGACCACCGTGGCGAACTCGACCACCCAGTGGATCGGGCCGTTCGAGTCGAACCGGTTCATCCAGTCCGACGGCTCGCTGATCCTGGAGAGCTCGGTCGTCATGACCGTGACGGCCTTCCGCGTTCCGGCGAGCGCCTGATGGGCACGCCGGAGATCGGCTACTTCCGGGGCGCCGGCGGCATCGTCTTCGACTTCCACCTGCCGCTCACCGAGCAGCAGCAGCAGCAGGTCACCCGAGGCGAGCTTGTGCGCGTCAACGAGGACGGCTCGCCGTTCGAGGCCCACAGCACCATGGATCTCGCGAACGGCGAGTTCCGCCGGCCCGGCGTGAATGCACCGAAGAATGAGTGGGTCGGTTACGCCGTCAGTCAGGGCTCATCGGTCGATGACGCGGACGCGATGACGAAGAACGACCTCATTGAGAAGTACGGCAAGTGAGCGAGGGGGCGAGTTTCGGTGGCTGACCAGCTGGTGACACCGTCGGAGCTCGCCTCCGCAATGCAACAGGACCTGGACACCGCCACGGCCACGCTGATGATCGAGATGGCGACCGGCAAGGTGCAGACCGCGGCCGGGCAGTTGCTGGTCGCGGGCACGTCTACCGCGGTGATCGACGTGGAACTGCAGGACTGCGACGAGTACCTGGATCTGCCGCAGTGGCCCGTCCGGTCGGTGGCGTCGGTGCTGATCGATGGCGTGGCGGACGCGACGTGGCTGCTACGTGGTCAGCGGCTGTGGCGGCTGTACGGCTGGTCGAGGAACTGGTGGCAGCCGACGCAGGTCACGGTCACCTTCACCCACGGCTATCTGGCCGGCGCGCAGGGCCTGCAGCTGGCCCGGGGCATGGTGCTGGCGCTCGCGCAGGCGGGCTACGGCAACCCGAGTAGGTCAACGTCCGAGGCGATCGACGACTACAAGGTGACCTACGCCGAAGCGGACGCCCGGATGCAGGTCACCGACAGCATGCGTGACCAGCTCCAAGCGGCGTACGGCACAGGCGTGTACGTGATCAGCTCGCGGGCCTGAAAGCCCTGCTCCGTAAGCAGTACGGGCCGGTCATCTGATCGCGCCCTTTCGGCCGCTCTGCGGCTCCTCGTCCATCACCTGAGCTTGCAGAAGCTGGAGATCATCATGTCCAAGGCCCGTTACACCGTGCAGACCGGCGCAGCCGTCGCCCTGTCCGCCGCGACCGCGAAGACGGTCCTGGCGGTCATCGCGCCGGCCCAGTTCGGCTGCGACCTGGTCGGCTACGAGGTCGCGTTCGACGGCGTGACCGCGTCAGCGGTGCCGGTGCTGGTGGAAATCTGCCAAAGCACGTTCGCGACGAACTCGACCCCCGGCACCGGCAACAGCACGGCGACGGTAAACCAGACGGCGGGCCGCGCGATCACGCCCGGCTTCACCGGCTTCTACGCCTCGACGTCGGAGCCGACGGTCCTCACGCCCGTCGACAGCTTCACGATGACGCCGAACGGCGGCACGGTGATCCGCGACTACAACGGCGCGACCCCGGATTCGGCCGTCTCGGCCGGCTTCGTCATCCGCTGCACCGCGCCGGCCGCAGTGAACGTCCGCGCCACGATGTGGTTCGAACGCTGCTAGTCGCCCCCCCGTCGCCACTCGTCTCAGCTAGGAGCCTGGCATGGCCGGATACGACATCACCGATGCGGGTGTCAACAACACCGCGGGCCAGATCACCCGGGCGTTGTGGGATGACCTGGATGCTGCCCACCGGTTCTACCTGTGGCTCAACGACGCGACCAACGCCGATGCGGCGTTGGTCGCGCGGGGAGTCAGCCAGGCCAGCCTGGACATCATCCGGCCCGCATTCGCCGACCTGGGCGGCCCGTCGGGGCTGTGGGCGGTCGCGCACGGCACGTACGACCCGTCCGGGGTGAACAACTTCTTCTTCAGCGCCAAGAAGTTGACCGGCGTCACGTACGCGGGCTGACCGCCCGTCCAGGCGACGGGAGGGGTGAGCGGTGGCCGTAGCCGTCAGGGGTTCCACCCCCACCATCGGCACGGCCACCACCGGCGCCACGATCTCGGCGGTGCTCACCGGCACCAAGCAGCCGCAAGCCGGCGACCTGCTGGTCATCATCCACTGCAACGACTACTGGGCTCTATCGAACATGCCCACCCCGACGGTGGGTGGCAGCACCACCGGGGTCAACGCGATTACCGGCGGGTCGGCGGACGCCGGTAGCCCGAACCCGCACGCCAAGTCCTACTGGTATGCGGTGCCGTCCACGGCCGACCGGACGGTTGCGGTCACCGAGACGGGTACGGCCGATGAGGAAAAAGCCCTCATCGTGTACGTGCTTTCCGGCGCGGACACCATCACGGCCATCGACGTAGCGGCCGGGAGCACGGGCGCGGCGTCGACGTCGCATGTGGCCCCGTCGATCGCGCCCGGGTCGGCAACGGCTTACCTGATCGGCCACGCCAGCACCGACGGCACCGCCGCCAACACGAACTCGTACACCCCGCCGAGCGGCATGTCGGAGACGTACGACCAGAACATCATCTCGTTCATGGCCCTGACCGGGGCCACGCAACAGCTGGCGGCGTCCGGGGCGACCGGAACCAAGACGTTCGCCTATACCGCATCAACGGTCTGGGTGACCCTGTCGATCGCCGTGCTGACGGCCAGCGGCGGCGGTGGGTCGGCGCCGGTCGGACGCCAGCTGGTCGTCACCGCCCCGACCGACCGGCCCCGGTCGGTGGGCATGGTTGTCCGCCGGTCCCTGGCGGACCCGCCGGTCCTGACGACGGCGAGCCCGCTGGTCGTCGACCCGGCACCCCCCGCGCCCACCCGGGCCGCGGCGGTGCTCCTCCGGAGCAGCCTGCAGGACACGGTCGCGCCGGCCGTGGCGCCACCCGGCCCGCTCGTCGTCGGCCGGCCCCAGGCGCCGGCGCCGCTCTCGATGCCGGTGCTGCTGCGGACCCCGGCCACACCGGTCCCGCCGTCCGCGCCGTACGTCGTCGCTCAGCCGGCCGCGGCGGCCCCGTCGTTGCCGGTGCTGTTGCGCGGCGCCCTGGTCGACGCGCCCGTCCTGATGACGAGCTCGCCGACGGTCGTCACCACGGCCCCGGCCCAGCCGGCCGCGGCGGCGATCGTGTCCCGGGCCCCGCAGCCGGTCGTCATTGCGGCGGCGTCCACCCCGGCTCCGATCGTGGTCACCACCGCGGTCACGCCGTCCGTGCCGGACGCGCTGCTGATCCGCAACACGCTCGCCGACGCTACGGTCCCGGCGACCCCGGAACCTCTCGTCGTCACGGCCCCTACGCCACCGCCGGCGTCGGCCGCGATCCAGGTCCGCAACCCGCAGCCACCGGTCGCGGTCGTGTCCGGTACGACGCCGCAGCCGATCGTCGTCACCCAGTCGGGGCCACCCTCCGGCTCGGCGGCATTGACGCTGCGGGCGCACTTGCAGGACGCGATCCTCGCGACACCCGGCCCGCTCGTCGTCACCACCGCGGTGCCGGCCCAGCCGTCGCGGCCGATCGTCGCCCGGGGCAGCCTCGCCGACCTGCTCGCCGCGACCCGGCCGCTGATCGTCGGCGCCCCGGTCCCGGCGGCCCGCGGGACCGCCCTGACAGTCCGCAACGCGCCACCGCCTGTGGTCGTCGGCCCGTCCGGCCCGATTACCGCGCCGATCGTCGTCACCGTCGCCGGCCAGCCGGTACGCGGCTCGGCGATGGTGCTGCGCACCGGCTCTGGCGTGTGCGACTGCACGACGCACCGACCGTCATCGGGCGTCACCGTACGGCCGTCCGGCGGCACGACGGTCCGGCCCTCGGTCGGCACGACCACGTACGCACCCGGTGGCACGACGACGCGGCCGAACACCGGCACCACGACCAGGCCCTGCAGCTGCTCGTAAGGAGGTCCGGATGTCCCGCGCCTCCGTCGTCGCCCGCGCCCAGGCCGCCGCCCAGGCCGGCATGGTCGACACCTGCTCGATCCGTCGCAAGACCGGCGAGACCACCGACCCGGACTCGGGTGTCATCACCCGGACGTGGTTGGCGCTCTACGCCGGCAGGTGCCGTGTCCAGCAGCCGCAGGCGCTGGCCCGCCCGCACGACGTCGGCGAGGATTTCCTGCTCGTCGCCCGGCTGGAGATTCAGCTTCCGGTGGCCGCAACCGCGGGCCTGCTTGTCCGCGACGAAGTGACGATCACGGCGGCGACCCGGGACCCAGACCTGGTCGGTCGGGTGTTCCTGGTGCACGAGCTCCCACGCAAGACCGACGCCAGCGCCCGCCGTGTCTCGGTGATCGAGAGGACTGACTGATGACGAAGAGCGTGCGCATCGAGTCCGGCGACGTCACCGACCTGGTCCAGCTGCTCGCCCAGGCCCCGGCCGTGATGGTCGGCGAGGCCCGGGCGATCGTGAAGCGCGGGGCGCAGAACATCAAGACCGACGCTCAGCGCCGCATCGGCCAGCCGAAGCACGCCCCGGCCTACTCCCGCGCGATCTCCTACGAGACCGGCGAGTCGGCGACGAAGGCGTGGGCGGAGATCGGCCCGGACAAGAACAAGCGGCAGGGTCCGCTGGGCAACATCCTGGAGTTCGGCTCGCCCACGTCGGCGCCGCACCCGCACATGGCGCCGGCGGCTGAGGCGGAGCTGCCGAAGTTCGAGCGGTTCATGCAGGCGGCGGCCGCGAAGGCCGCGGGCGAGCGGTGAGCACGACCCAGGACCACGCGAACGCGGTTCTGGCCCTGCTCGACGCGGACAATACGGCGCCGGCGCTGGTGTTCCTCGACGGTGCGGTGCCGTCCGGGCAGCTGCCGCCGTACGTGCTGGTGTACCTGATGCTGCAGACGCCGGACGGTCTGGCCGCCCCGGACAAGGTCAGCCTGGACTTCAACTCCGATGTGGTCGACCTGTGGGTCTACTGCCACTGCGTCGGCGGTAACGCGGCCGCCGCCCGGGCCGTGTCCGCGCGGGTGCGGGCGGCCTTGCTGAACGTCACGCCGACGATCGCCAACCGGGTCTGCTTCCCGATCCGCTGGCGTGAGGGCAACCCGCCGCAGCGCGACGAGAGCACCGGCGTGCTCGTGCAGGACCTCGTGGATGTCTACGGCTTGATCACGGTCCCTACTTCCTGATCTCCGCCTGCCCGGCCGGCGGCTTCACCCTGCTCCAACCATCCAGAAGGGGGTGCGCCGCATGGCGCTGCTCACCGCTGTGTCCGTCGTTTCGGCGGCCACGAACGTAGCCGGGGCCGCGGTGTCCGCATCGGACACCATCGCCGCGGCCGACATCGGCGTCAACGGCGCGCTGCTGAACGTCATCAACGGCTCCGGCGGTTCGATCAACGTCACGCTGCTCGACCCCGGCACCACGGACGTGGGCAATGCGGGCACCGCAGTCCTGCAGGCGGTGGCGAACGCCACGGACCGCTGGTTCCGGCTGTCGCCGTTCCACGTCAACCCGGCGACCGGCGTCGCGACGGTGACGTACTCCGCCACCGCCACCGTGACCTACAAGCTGATCCGCTGCTGAGGAGCGCGCTCGATGACCGAACTGAAGAAGTACTGGATCGCCGACATCGAGGGCGTGAAAGCCGTCGTCGACGGCGCCGATGCACGCGATGAGTGGACCCGGGTCCGCGGCTGGTCGGAGACGACCGAGCCGGTCGGCCAGGAGTTCCAGTGGATCCGCAACGTCAACCACGGCGGCAAGGGCGTCATGAACCACGAGGCCGCCCTGTTGCACGAGGGCCTGGGCTGGTTCCCGTCGGGGCCCGATGGCTACGACGAGCCGGAAAGCGCGCCGGCACCGGAATCCAAGAGTTCCCCGAAGCCCGCGGCCACGGCCACCAGCGGCGACAAGAAGGAGTAGGTAGATGGCTGACGTCACCGCGGATGGAAAAACCAAGGTCTACTGGGTTACGACCATCTCCAACATCAACGCCCCGACGGTGTCCGAGCTGAATGCGGGCATTGCGCTGAACTCGACGATCACCGCGGACGGCCTGGTCGGTTTCCGGCCGGACACCGCCGACGTCGACACCAGCGCGCTGGACTCGACGTTCAACACGATGGTGAACGGCCGCACGAGCTTCTCCGGCACGCTGCTGCGGCTGAAGAAGCAGGCTTCCGGCGACACCATCTTCACCACCCTGACCCGTGACACCGCGGGCTTCGTGGTGATCCGCCGGACGATCGTGGTGGCGACGGCGTGGGCGTCGTCGCAGGCGTGCGAGGTGTACCCGGCGCTGTGCGGCGAGGTCGCCCGCGTCGACGTCGAGCCGAACTCGCTGGAACGCTACGAGATCCCGATCAAAATCACGTCCTCGCCCGCACTGCGCGCTGCAGTCGCCTGATCCCTGCTCCACCCGTCGCCCCGGACCGTGTGGTCGCGGGGTTTTTTCGTGCCCGGACCCGGGTCGCCTGGCGGTGCCCGGGTCCGTGCGCCAACCGCCAGGAGTGAACGTGAGCGGCAAGTCCACGATGAAGAACTTCAAGGCCATGCTGGCCGAGGCGCAGCTGCCGGAGAAGACCGTCGACGTGTGCCTGCGCGGCGACCTGTTCGCCGAGCACCAGGCCGCCGAGGCCGAACTGGAACAGGCCGAGAAGGCCGCCGAGATGTCGAACAGTCTCGACGGCGGCGCCCCGGTCGCCAAGCTGAGCGAGCGCATCAAGGCCATTGAGGCGACGATGCGCGAGCACACCTACCCGTTCCGGATCCGCGGCCTGGCGTCGGCGAAGTACCGCGCGCTCAAGGCCGAGCACCCGCCCCGCAAAGACCCCGACACCGGCGAGGTGTTGGACTCCGACAAGTTCGTCGGCGCGAACATCGACACCTTCTTCGACGCGCTGGCCCGCAGGTGCACCGTCGATCCGGAGCTGGACGAGGCCGGTTGGCGCACCCTGGCCGACGAGAAGCTGACCGAATCCCAGCTCGACGAGATCGGCAGCGTCGCGTTCCGTCTCAGCGTCGGCGAGGTGAGCGTCCCTTTCTCGCAGGCCGCCTCGCGGCTGAGCCGGAGTTCCTCGCCCGAGTAGAGGCCGCCGAGCGGCTCGGTATCGCGCCGTCGCAGTTCGACGGCCGGGAGCCGGTCGAGGTCACCGAGTACGAGTACGACGACGCGGGCCGACCGCTGCGGTCGGTCACCATCCGCGAACCCCGGTGGACCGAGCAGGACCGCGCGGAGATCCTCGCGCTCGCGATGCACCGCAACTCGATCTGTCCCTGCGGCTGCGGCCATCCCGCCGCCGAGACCCTCAAGCCCGAAGCTCAGGGCCCGGTGTTCGTCCCGGCGCAGACCGTGTGTCAGGCCCGGATGCGGCTGCTGGAGTCGCAGCGCGGTGTGGCCGAGGAGCGCGGCATCGAGAACGCCCCGGCACGCCTCTGGTCGATTGAGATGCGAAAGAGGTAGCGCCGTGGCTCTTCGCACCGTTGGTGTCCGGCTGACCGCTGACATCGCCAACTACGTCAGCAACATGAAGAAGGCCGAGCAGACCACCAAGAGCTTCGGCCAGAGCCTGAGCCAGCGGGCCGCGGCCGGCAAGCTCGACGAGGTGGCCGGCGCCGCCGGGAAGATGGGCTTGGGCCTCGCCGCCGGGTTCGCCTTCGCGGTGAAGTCGGCCGCCGACTTCGACAAGCAGATGTCCGCGGTCAGCGCAGCCACCCACGCGAACGTGCAGACGATGGGCCAGCTGCGGGCCGCGGCGTTGCAGGCGGGCAAGGACACCCAGTACTCGGCGACCGAGGCGGCGAAGGGTGTCACCGAGCTGGGCAAGGCCGGTGTGTCCTCGGCGGACATCCTGGGCGGTGGACTGAAGGGCGCGCTGGCCCTGGCCGCGGCCGGGCAGATGGACGTCGGCGCCGCCGCCGAGACCGCGGCCAGCGCCATGACCCAGTTCGGGCTGTCCGGCGACAAGGTCCCCCATATCGCTGACCTGCTCGCCGCGGCGGCGGGCAAGGCGCAGGGCTCGGTCCACGATCTCGGCTATGCGCTCTCGCAGTCCGGCCTTGTCGCGTCGCAGACGGGCCTGTCCATCGAGGATGCCACCGGCACCCTGGCGGCGTTCGCCAGCGCGGGCCTGATCGGATCTGACGCGGGCACCAGCTTCAAGACCATGCTGCTGGCGTTGCAGAACCCCACCGCCGGCACGGAGAAGCTCATGAACAAGATGGGCATCTCAGCGTACGACGCGTCAGGCCAGTTCGTCGGTATCACCAAGTTCGCAGGCATTTTGCAGGATCAGCTTAAAGATCTCACTCCGGAAATACGCCAGGCGACGCTTGCACAGATATTCGGCAGCGACGCGGTGCGCGGCGCGACGGTCCTCTACAACCAGGGCGCCGGCGGCATCCAGAAGTGGATCGACAAGACCAACGAGGCGGGCTACGCGGCGTCCACGGCGGCGAAGCTGACCGACAACCTCTCCGGCGACATGGAACGCCTCAAGAGTTCCCTGGAGACGCTGGCCATCGAGGGCGGCTCGGGTGCGAACTCCGGGCTGCGGGTGCTCACCAAGGGCCTGAACGGCCTGGTGGATGGGTTCGCGTCGATGCCGCCGGTAGTGGGCGGCACCATCACCGTCCTCGCCGGGCTCGGCGCGGCGCTGCTGCTCAGCGGCGCGGTATGGGTGAAGTACCGGGCGACGGTCGCCAAGGTCAACGAGGAGCTGATCGCGACCGGCCCGGCCGGAGCGAAGGCCGCCGCCGGACTGCAGAAGATCCAGGGTGCGATCGGACCGCTGATGCTGGCGTTCGCCGGCCTCGAAGCGTTCAAGGCGTTCTTCGACTACTTCGGACCGGTCGCCCCGGACGTCGACAAGCTGGCCTCGTCGCTGCAGAACTTCTCCACCACCGGCAAGGTCGCCGGGGAGATGGCCGCCAATTTCGGCGCCAACATGAAGGGCTTCCGCGGTGAGGCCGGCCTGGCGTCCGACGCCACGGGTGGGTTCACGAAGAGCGTCAACGGTCTGCTGAACGCGATCGGCGCCGGGTCGGTGGCCGACTGGATGGCCGGGCTGACCGGCACGTCCACGTTCAACACCGCCACCGCCGACATGAAGTCCTACGACGCCGCGCTGACCCAGGTGATGACGACCACGGGGGACGCGAAGAAGGCGTCGCAGCTGTGGAACAGCACGCTGCAGCAGTCCGGCCTGGACACTGACCAGCTGGCGAAGCTGCTGCCCGGCGCTTACAAGAAGGTCGGCGAGCTCAACACGGCCGCCGACAAGGCCACCCCCGCCCTGCACGAAATGGGCAAGGCGTCGGCCGGGGCCGCGACTAAGGCGGGCGTGTACAAGACGGCCGCCGACCTGGCCGCCGGGGCGGCACGCGGTGAGGCTGCCGCGCTGGCGACTCTGAGCAAGGCCCTCAGGTCCGAGGCCGATCCGGTGTTCGGTCTGATCGACGCCGAGAACAGCCTGAAGACCGCCCAGGACAAGGCGTCCGAGGCGATCAGGAAGCACGGCAAGAACAGCACCGTGGCGAAGGCGGCTACCCGCGAGCTGGCCATGGCGGCGATCGACTTGCAGGGCAAGGCCGGGGCGCTGGGCGACAAGTTCAGCGGCAAGCTGACCCCGGCGATGATGACCACGCTCAAGGCCGCCGGTCTGACCAAGACCGAGATCGACATCGTTTCGGGCGCGTTCAAGTCGGCGAAGAAGTCGGCCGAGCAGTACGACGGCAACTACAAGGCCAACACCAGCGCGCCGGGCGCCAAGCAGGCCAAGACGGACCTGGACCATGCGTACACGGCGGCGAATCACTTCGCCGGCCCGTACAAGGCCAACGTCACCACCACTGGCGTGCCGAAGGTCAGGCAGGCCCTCGGTGGCTTGCTACTCATGCAGCAGGCGCTGAAGAAGGGCGTGTCCGCGTCCGCTATCGCGGCGACCAACAAGAACGTGGCTCAGGGCTTCTCCGAGGGTGGCTACACCGGCTCGGGCCCGCGTACGCAGCCGGCCGGCATCGTGCACGCCGACGAGTACGTGGTCAACTCGCCGTCGCGGCAGAGGTTCGAGTCGGCGCACCCCGGCGCCCTGGATCACATCAACCGCACCGGCCAGATGCCCGGCTACGACGGTGGTGGTCGGGTGGTCTGGCCGTACCCGACCACTGCGGCGATGACCAGGATCCCGTCGAGGAGGGAGGCCGCGGCCGCGGTCACCCCGGCCTTCGGCAACTGGCCGTCGAGCCCCGGCGCGCAGCGCGGCGACTCCGGCGTGTGGCGTTCCATCGTGGCGATGATCCGGGCGACCGGTCCGATGTCCGGCTCGTTCGGCAACGCCTACCGCCCGGGCGACCCGCTGTGGCACGGCAGCGGCCGGGCCGTGGACTGGATGGGCTTCAACCAGGACCGGCTCGCCACGTTCCTTGCCGGCAAGCGCCCCCTGGAGTTGATCCACCGCACCAACCACCGCGACTACGCCTACACCCGCGGCGTCAACAAGGGCTCGTTCAACAACAGCCTCATGCAGGCGCACCGCAACCACATCCACATCGCGATGCAGCGCGGCGGCACCATCCGCGAGCCGGTCATGGGGATCGGCGCATCGGGGCGCACGTACAGCTTCGGCGAGAACTACCAGCCGGAGAAGGTCACCCCGAACTGGCAGTCCGAGGGCGGCACCGGTGGCCGCGGGGTGCAGCTCACCGTCACCTTCTCCGGGCCGGTGGGTAGCCAGTACGAGCTGGAGACGTGGCTCACCGGGGCGGTCGACAAGCTGAAGAAGCGGGGCCGGATCTGACATGGCGGCCCGCTACAAGTTCTACGTCGACTGGACTAACAACGGCACGTTCACCGACGCCGGCGACGACGTCACCTCCCGGGTCCTCGACGGGCGCACCCCGCTGCTCATCCGCTACGGCCGCGACCAGTCCCGCGCGCTGTCGCCGACCAGCCCGGCCGAGGTCAACGCCGAGCTGAACAACATCAGCCGCGACTACAGCCCGGAGAACACCAGCTCGCCGCTCGCGGGCAAGGTGCTGCCGGGCCGCAGCGTCTACAGCAAAGCCACCCTCACCGGCGTTGACTACCCGCTGTTCGCCGGCCAGCTCGACGACTTCACGGCCAAGCCCGACATCGAGGACCGCTCGATCGACATCACCTGCCTCGACGCGCTGGGGCGGCTGCGCGGCGTGCAGGTGTCCACTGAGCTGTACGCCGGGATCCGCACCGGCGAGGCGATCGGCCACCTGCTCGACGCCGCGGGCTGGTCGGCGACCGCCCGGGACCTGGACGTCGGCGCGACGGTCATGGCGTACTGGTGGGCCGACGCCGAGGACTGCTTCGACGCGGTGATGAAGCTGGTCGCCTCCGAGGGGCCGCCGGCCCTGATCACGTCGGACGGGCTGGGCAACGTCGTGTTCCGCGACCGGCACCACCGGCTGCTGCGGTCGGCGTCGCTGACGGCGCAGTCGACCTGGTACTCGGCGGGCAGCGTCGAGCCGGTGCTGTCGAAGCCGTCGGTCTACAACCACGGCTGGAAAGAGATCGTCAACGTCCTCGACTTCGACGTGCCGCAGCGCCGCCCGAGCGACCCGCCGAGCGCGGTGTGGAACTCGCAGGACCGGATCACGTTGGCGGCCGGCGAGACGGCGACGCTCACGGCCAGGTCGTCGGACCCGTTCTACAACGCGATCGTGCCCGTGCAGGACATCGACTACACCCTCGTATCCGGTGCCCCGCAGATCACGCTGACGAAGCTGTCCGGGCAGTCGACCACGGTCACCATCCTCGCGGTCGGGGTCGCCGCGATCATCGACGGTCTGCAGGTCCGGGCCACCGCCGTGCCGACGGTCACCACAGTGGTCCTGCACGCCGAGGACTCGGTGTCGATCGGCACCGCTGCGGCCCCGAACTACGGCCGGCGCAGCGCACCCGACAGCTTGGCCCCGGTGTGGGCGAACCTCTACGACGCGCAGGCGATCCAAGAGGTGATCCTCGCCCGCCGCGCGGACCGGGTGCCCACCATCTCGGTGACGCTGGTCAACGCGAACAACACCCGCCTGCTGCAGCAGCTGACCCGCGACCTGTCCGACCTCGTGCGGGTGAAGCTCGCCCAGATCGGCCTTGACGCGGACTGCTTCATCGAGCAGATCCAGCACTCCATCGGCCAGGGCGGTCTGGAGCACCGCACCACGTTCGGCCTGGAGAAGGCGCCCACCCAGCCGACGGCCGTCTTCATCATCGGCTCGGCGACCAGCGGCGTGCTCGGCACGAACCGGCTCGGCAAGAACGGCCTGGACGATCCGTCCCTGGTCTTCGTCCTCGGCTCAGATCTCCTGGGCACCAACCTGTTGGGACACTGATCATGCGCGCATACGCACGGGTCAACTGGGGCCGCTGGCTGGCGGACTGCCCGCGCCTGGAGTGCAAGAACGCCGAACACTTCGGCCCGGACCCGGTCACCGACCACGTGGGCGGCCTGACCGGTGCGGCGTTCCGCTGCAACGTCTGCAAGGTCGAATGCCCGGCGCAGTGGCCGCCGAACGTCGACGACATCGCCTACGTGCTGTCGCTGCGCCCGGTGCCGCAGACCCGCAACTGGGGCCCGGGCGAGCGTCTGTCGGATCTGATGACGGAGAACTTCGCGCACGGCATCGCCCCCGACGCACCGACCGCGATCGACGACCGGCCCGGGCAGTTCGAGTCGCTGCTGGAGATCCGCGGCGAGCACATCGCCGGCGGCCTCGCGCTGCCGGCCGGTCACCAGCTCGCGATGATCGGGGCTGGTTCCTGATGGCCTGGACCGCGCCGGCAACCTTCAGCGACGGGTCGATCCTGACTGCCGCGCAGCTGAACGCGATGCGCGACAACTTCAACGAGACCGCCCCGGCGAAGGCCACCGCGGCGGGCGGCTACATCGTCAGCAACGGCGTCAACAGCGTGGTGCAGCGCGACCCGAACTCCAACACGTTCAACACCGCCACCACGTCCACATCGACCAGCTACGTCGACCTCACCGGCACCGGTCCGGCCGCCGGCCCGGTCGTCTCCGGCACCCGCGTGATCGTCTGGTTCACCGCGCAGATGAACAACAACACCGTCAACACCGAGACCATCTGCTCGGTCGCGGTGTCCGGCACGACCACGATCGCGGCCGACGACAACTACTGCATCGACGTGCAGCAGCCGACCACCGGTACCGCGTTCATCGACATCACCGCCTGCCGGGCGGTACGGCTGACCGTCACCGCGGGCAGCAACACGTACACGATGAACTACCGCGTCACCGCCGGTACCGGCTCCTGGAGAAGGCGCTCGCTCGTCGTGCTTCCCGCATGATCCGGCGCCTGCTCGCCGCGGTGGTCTCGCTGCTGCTCGCCGTCTCCACTCTGGCTGTTCTCAACGCCGCCCGGGCGGCGGCCGTGCCGCCGGTCGTCTCCTGCGCCACCCCGCCCGCGGTGGTCGCGCACCGGGGCGGCAACGAACTGTTCACCGAGAACACGCTGCTCGCGTTCGACTCGGCGGCCACCCAGGCCGGCGCGCTGATCTGGGAGAGCGACCTGCGCTTCGACTCCAAGAACATCGGCGTGATCCTGCACGACGACACGGTCGACCGGACCACCCCGGCGACCGGGGCGATCGCCGAACTGCAGGCGTCGGGCACGGTGCGCATCCCCACCGACGACGGGCAGCTGGTGCCCACCGAGTGGGAGCTGCTGAACCTGGCGCTGCAGCGCGGTGCTCGGGTGCTGCTGGAGCTGAAGGTGATGCCGGCGAACAGCGCCCAGTGGTCGAACTTCTTCAACCGCATCGACATCACCGTCGGCCGGGCCGCGATCACCGTCGCCAGCTTCGACACCGACGTGCTCGACCAGGTGAAGTCCCGCTCGAGCGGGATTCGGACGGCGCTGATCCAGCAGTCGGGCTACATCTCGGCCGCCGACGTCCTCGCCCAGGGCCAGTCCTTCGAGAAGTACGGGCCGTCGTACACCAAGGACCGCTACACCGAGTGGCACGCCGCCGGCATCGAGCTGTTCGCGTGGACGGTCGACGACCCGCTGGACTGGCCGCGCCTGACCAACTATCCGGTCGACGGGATGATCACCGACAAGCCGCTCGCCTACGCGGGCTGGCTGCGCACGTTCTGCCCGGTCGTCCCGCCGCCGGGCACGCCAACCGCGGATAGGAGGTAGCGGCGGATGACCGCCCCATATCTGGTGCCCTGCCTGGTGCACCTGCGTGAACAGTTCAACCACGAGTTCCCCGACCGGGCCAAGGGCGCCGACGGGTGGATCGGCGACGCCGCGCACCAGAGCGGCACCAGCGACCACAACCCGAACGCGCAGGGCGCGGTCCGGGCGATCGACATCACGACCGACCTGGCCCGGCCCGGGGTGTCGCTCTGGGATGTGTGCGAGATGCTCCGCGGCAACAGCCGGCTGGAGTACATCATCCACATGCGCAAGATCGCGTCCCGGTCGCAGGGCTGGACGTGGAGCACCTACGCCGGCACTGACCCGCACACCAATCACGCTCATTTCTCCGCCCGCCATGACGGCAGCGGGTGGAACAACACTTCCCCGTGGGGCCTGGAGGACATCGTGACCAAGAGCGAATTCATGTCGTGGATGACCGAGTGGGCGAAGAGCTCCAACGGCCAGGTGGCCCTCGGCGTCAACCTCGACGACAAGATCGGCGACACGGCCAACCCGAACCGTACGGTCGGTGACGTGCTGCGGGATCTGGCGAAACTGCGCGGTGTGCTCGTCGGCGACAAGGCCGACACCGCGAACGCCAAGCTGCCGCTGACCTCGCCGCTGGCCGAGATCATCGCCGCAGCGCATCCGACAGCCTGATCGGTGGTGCCACGAAGGCCACGAGGCGTGTACGTCGCCGGCTACGCCATGATGGCCGCGGCCGGCGCCGTCGCCTTCGCGATCCCCTTATCCAGCATCCAGGCGAGTACCGGCTGGCTGGTCTACGTATGGGCCGGGTTCCTGCTCCTCGGCGGCCTGCTGTGCGGGTGGGGTGCGGTCACCGACCGGTGGATCGGCGAGCTGACCGGCCTGCCCCTGATCAGTTCGGCGTGGGGCGTGTACTTCGTGGTCCTGTCCTTGACCCGCACCGTCAGCGGCTTGGCGGCGGCACTCGCGTTCGGTGCGGTCGCCCTGCTGCTCGTGGCCCGGTGGCGTGACATCTCAACGGTCAGGCGGGAGGCGGACCGGCAGGCGCATCCAGGGGCGCGGGAGGTGCTGTGAAGGCCAACGAGCTGGTCATCCCGCTGGCCACTCTGCTACTCGGCAGCGGCGGCCTCGCATTCCTGCAAGCCGCATTCAAGGGCGCCGGAACCCTGCGCGGCGGCGCACGGGCCCGCGAGCGTGAGGCCGTCAACGATCTGGCCCGGGCCCGCGACGCCGCCGACGATCGCGCCGAGTGGGCTGAGGCGGACCGCGACTTCTGGCGGGACGTGGCCGGCCGCTGGCGCTACCAGCTGGTCAGCAACCACATCGAGCCGATCCCGCTGAGTCCGGAGCCCCCGTCGACCCGTCGGGGCCGCAAGCCTGCGAAACCCTGAACCGTTCCCTTGCATCCCAAGATCGGAGCATCGCTCATGGTCAAGCTGTCTCGCGATCCCGCGTTCTACATGACCATCTTCGCCACCCTGGTGCGGCTGCTGGCCGCCTTCGTCTTCGACTTCTCCGCCGACCAGCAGACGTGGCTCAACGCCGGAGCTGCCGCGATCGGCGGCCTGATCGTCGCCGTGTGGGTGAAGCGTGACGGGCAGATCGCCGCGCTTACCGGTCTGGTCAGCGCGCTGCTCGCGATCGCGGTCGGGTTCGGCGCGCACATCTCCGCCGAGGGCCAGGCCGCGATCATGTCGTTCGTCGGCGCGCTCGGCGCCGCATTTGTTCGTTCGCAGGTGGTAGCGCCCGTGAGCGCAGAAGGAGTCAAGCAGCTGTGAAACCCACGACTGGCCGGATCCTGCGGTACCGCGGCAAGCAAGGCCTGCACGCGATGCGCGCGGCGATCGTGACCTGCGACGTCGAGACGCTCGACCCGCGTGGTGTCGAATCGGGCGACATCCCGGGCCTCGACTCCGACGAGCACGTCCACCTCTGGGTGTTCACCCCGGGAGAGAAGGGCGGCTTCACCGAGTACAACGTGGCCCAGGGCGACGAGCCCGGCCAGTGGAGCTGGCCACCCCGGAGCTGACCAACGTGAGACCGGGGGCGTTTTTGTCGTACCCGGCCACGAAAATAGATCGGTCCCGGCGCGAAACCCATCGCCCGGGACCCGACGATCAACAGGGAGTTTCTGTGACCGCACATGAAGTATTCCAGTTCGACGGCGACACCGTACGCACGGTCCTGATCGACGGCGAGCCGTGGTTCGTGGCGACCGACGTTGCTGAGGCTCTCGGTTTTCGGGACGCCCACAACGCCATCCGAGGCCTGGATGAGGACGAACAGGGTACTCATAATGTGAGTACCCCTGGCGGCGATCAGGCCGTCGCGATCGTCAACGAGCCGGGCATTTACTCGCTCATCTTCCGCAGCCGCAAGCCAGAGGCGAAGGCGTTCAAGCGTTGGATCGCGCACGAGGTGCTGCCGACGCTCCGCCGGCAGGGCTTCTACGGCATGCACCCGGAGCTGACCGTCTACTCCTTCGACGAGGCGGCCACGCTCATCGAGCAGCGCACCGGCCTGTCGCTCACCGTCAGCCTTATGGTCAAGCTGATGAAGGCCGCCGGCGTGCTCAAGCAGAACGGTGCGCCGGCGACGAAGTACAAGCACCTGTTCTGGCACACCGGCCTGACCTACATGGTGTGGCCGCACGAGCTGCCCAAGCTGACAAACAAGGTGTGGGAGACCCACCACCAGCTGCGCGAGTTCCGCTCCATGCAGACCCGCCTGGAGGCCGAGGGCTTCGGCCAGCTACAGCTGCCGGCCGAGTAGCCGCTCTCTCAACCCGCCACGACCGCGCCCCGCCTCTGTCAGAGGCGGGGCGCTTCGTCGTGCCCGGGTCAGGCCGTCGCCGGGACCGCCCTGGGTCGACGCGCCGCGGCCTTGGTCGCCGGTGCCGGCTTCGTCGCCGCGTTTGCCTTGCGGGTCGCCGCGGCCTTCTTCGCTGACGCCGACCGGCGCTGCGCCTGCGTGGGGATGACGACGGGGGCCGGCCGCAGCTTCGCCGCGTACCACTCGGCCACGATGAACGCCGCCACGATCAGCGCCCCGTAGAGCCGCTCGCCAGGCGTGTGCCCGGCGTAGACGTTCGCGACCAGCGACACCGCGCCGGCGGCAATCTGTAGGCGGAAGCCGGTGCGCTGGGTGTCGGCGGAGAATCGGGCCGAGCGGCCGATCATGCCGAGCAGGGCGAATCCGTCGATGGCGAACGGGACGGTCCACGCCTGCCAGCCGGTGAGGCCGAGCATGTGCGAGGCGGTGACGATGTGGCCGAAGCTGATGGCCAGCGCGCCGAGCATGTAGACCCGGACGATGGAGGCGACGGTGAGGTAGGTCCAGTTCGTGGTCTTCACGGCGGCGGGTCCTTGTCGTCTGGCGGTGGGCGCCGGGCGCTGCCCTGTGGGCTGCTGCTCCGTCTGCTCCGGTCCGCTTGGCTTGTGGTCTCAGTCTACAGAGCGGTAGAGAAACCGTCAAGCGCGCTGTAGAGTTGACCGCATGAATGAGGATCAGCTGCTCGCCAGCCTGATCTCGGTCGTAGCCGAGCGGGCCGAGCTTGAGCGGCGCAGCGCCCAGTTGGAGCAACGCCGCGATGAGCTGGTCAGCGCACTGATGCAGACCCGCACCCCGAGGGAAACCATCGCCGCGGCCGCCGGCCTCAAGGTCGCCAGGCTCTACCAGATCCGCGACGGCCAGAGCTGACCCGCCGGGTCAGTCGCCCTCAGGGTCCTCGGCCAGCTCGGGCCGGTGCTGCTGGATCCAGGCCTCGACGTCGTCCGCCGCCCACACCGAGCCCATCGTGAGCACGGCGTACGGTGCCGGGAAGTTCCGATTGCTCGTGATCTGAAAGACCCGGTTGCGGCCGAGGCCGAGCCGCCGCTGGATCTCCGCGGCGCCCATGAGCCGGATCTTCTCCACGCAGCAGACGCTAGGCGCGGTCGTGATGTGTGTTCGCTCTTTGCACCTTCTGAGAGTGAACGCTCTGTGCACGTGCTCTAATCCTGTGTAACGTCGTTGGGTACGGGGGCGGCGGTTGGAGTCCTAGGTCCGGCCTGGCCGTCGCCCTCTCCCAGACCCCGGCCGGGCCACGGAAGGCCACGATGACCGACCATGAGCCGAACGTCGAGACCTGGAACTGCCGGCGGTGTGACGGCCAGTGGCCGTGCGAGCCGGCGCGCACGCACATGCTGGCGACGATGCGGCCGACGGAGCTGGCCATCAGCCAGTGGATGATGCTGGAGCGGGCCATGCCCGACCTTCAGCCGATCGACTCCCGCGAGATCTGGGACCGCTTCCTCGGCTGGTCGAGACGCGACCCGCTCAGCTAGATTCCGACCTTGTCCACGCTGGTGACCTTGATGGTCAGCTTCTTCTTCGAGCTGGTCGTGCTGACCGACTCCTCGTTCACCTCGTACTCGTCGCCGGTGACATTGAAGCTGCCGACCAGTGGGCCGTCCTCGATGCCGGTCACCTCGTAGGTGACCTCCCACGTGTCGTCCGTGGACAGTGTCGGGCCACTGTAGGCCATCCGCACCTTGAAGCTGACGTTGCAACCGGCCGAGCCGAAGCACTCCTTACTGGTGATCTTCGCGGTCAGCTTGACGTTGTCGGCCTCAAGGCTGACCGTCGGCTCCGGCGTGTCCGTAGGCAGTGCGGGCTCCGGGTTGGTGATCAGGTGCTCTGCGGCCGACGTGGGAGCGGGAGCCGTGGCTGCAATGTGGGCCGGCCGGATGGAGACGACCAGGCCGACGACGGCGATGGCGATCAGCAGCGCGGCGAGGCAGCCGCCGATGATCCAGGGGAGCTTGCTGGCCTTGGGCTTCGGTGCGATGGGGGTGGAGGGCATGCTCATCGGGGTTGTCCTTCTGTGGGATGGCGGCGCCAGTGTGGACGCTCGGGATTGGGGTGGCAACGCTCTGTCGTTGATCTGGCTATATGGACGATGCGAATGTGACTAGGTGTCGCATCCCTGGCACGGGCTGCTTGTTCACGGTCGGGGTGATGGTGGATGTGCGCTTAGTGACGGGCGGGTTAACTGATCACCCTTCCTGCGGACCGGGCCCCGCAGCTCACCAGCTACAGGGGGAGCAGGTCAGTGACCATCGCTGTCGTCTTTGTGCCCACCGCTCACGTCATCCCGTTCGCCAAGCAGTGTCTGGACTACTGCGCAGGCCGCGGCTACGAGATCGCTGGGGTGGTGCGCGACGACTGGCCAGCCGCCTTCGCCATGATGGCCACCGGCCTGGTCGACGTGATCGTGGTCGCCCGCCGCGAGCATCTAGACCCCAACCGAACGCCGCGCGTCGAGATTCTCGCTGAGGTCGACGGCGAGTCGCGGCCGAGTAATCTGAGCAACCGCCGGCCGCGGCTGAACCAGAACCGGCAGAGCGTCGACGGCCTTCGTGCACGTCGAGCTGGAGACGGCGACGTACAACTCGGTGGTGGTTACCCTGGAGTGCCCCAGTAGTTCCTGAGCCGCCCTGATGTCCTTGCCCGACGCCAGGTAGACCTGCGTTCCGAACCACTTGCGGAGCAGATGCATGTGGACGGCCGGATAGCCGAGCGTCCGCTGCAGGTACTGATTGCCGGACCGCGACACGGACTCTCGCCCGGCCGGGGTGCCATCGACGTTGAGCGCGATCGGGCCGGGCGGCAATGGCTCGACCAGCTCCCAGATCAGTGGGTGGGTCTTGACCAGGCGCTCGCGATCGCCTTTGCCATGGATCCAGATGGCCCGCTCGGTGACATCGCACCGGTCGAGCCGGGCGAGCTCGCAGCAGCGCAAGCCGCCGTATGCGGCGAGCCGCAGCCACAGCTGGTACCGGCCGACGGCCTGAGCGAGGATCTCGCCGAGGATGCCGTCTTCTGGTGGCCGGCTGCGCTTGGCCCGAATGCGGATCTCGGGCAGCTGAATCGTCGGGTCGTAGTCGAGGTAGCCGCCGCGGCCGGCTGCCCAACGGAAGAACCCGGCGGCGGCGTTGCGGTAGAGGGCGCGGGTGTTGCTGGCTCGGCCGTCGATGTAGATCCAGTCGCTCAGCTCGTCGGCCATGGCGGCGTAGAGGCCGTACGGCAGTTCGCGGTCCATCCGGCGCAGGATGGCGATGTAGCCGGTGATCGTATTGCCGGATCGTTCCAGGTTGCGTAGGTGCTGGGCGTATTCGCTGATGAGGTCGGGTGTCGTCATGGCTGCTCCTCTCGGTGATCTCCGACTGTCCGCTCAGGTCAGGCTGAGGGGGATCGGCCTTTGACCCAGCCGGGGCGTCGCCGGTTTGCCGGGATGGCTGATACCGGCCGGGTATGCTCGCGGCGACCCGGCCCTGTCGGCCGACTTGCTGTCCGCGGGAATGGCGTGGCGGCGGAGGATGGGGTGGCCGCGGGGCGGATATTCGCCAAATCGCCTTTTAAAGAACTGGGGGATCCGCCGCGACCCGTTCGGTTGAGGCGTGGTCCTGCCATCAGCCAGCCCATGTCGCATCCGGTGCGGTCGGCGATGATCGCGGCGATCTCAGCGAGGCGCTGCGGCGCCCGACCGTCGCGCTCCCAGGACCGCCACGATTCGGTCGGTAAACCGCAGGCCACGGCGGCTTCCTTGACGTTGCCCCAGTGCATCCGCTGGCGGACGAGTGCGAGACGTGCCCCGAAGGTGGAGTCGTCGGCTACCCACCCTTGTGAGGTCGGCCGGTCAACTGTCGTCATACGCACACCATAGTGTGCAATGCACGAGATAGCTATGCCAGGACCATCAGAACTTGTGCTTGACACAAGTCCGATGACGCTCATACAGTCTTGCGTATGACACAACCCCCGGCGGTAAGCGCAAGCCCGACGGTAGGCGAACTCGGCTCGAATTGGAAGCCCGACACCGCTGCCTTCGGAGCACGGCTGGCCCTGGTGCGGTGGCAGCTGAACTACAACCAGAAGGAAGCCGCGATCGCCTGCGGCGTCCCGGCAGCGAGTTGGCGATCCTGGGAAGTTGACGGCTCCATGCCGCGCGACCTGGTCGCCATCGCCACGCTGATCGCCGAGCGCACCGGTTGCGATCGGCTCTGGCTGCTGATGGGCGACGACACCGCGGCCAGTGCCGCATGACCGATCTCGCCACCCTCACCCCCTTCGAGTCGGCGACGCTCTCCGGCTGCGAGGAGCGCATCGAGCGAGGCCTGCAGACCTTCGTCGAGGTCGGCCAAGCGCTCGCAACGATCCGCGAGAAGCGGCTCTACCGCACCGAGCACGAAACCTTCGAGGACTACTGCCGCCAGCGCTGGAGCATGAGCGCCCGGCACGCGAACCGCTCGATCGAAGCGGCCGCGGTGGTCGAGTCGATGGGACCCATGGGTCCCACTCCGACGAACGAGCGACAGGTCCGCGAGCTGGCCAAGGTGCCGGAGGCCGAGCGCGCCGATGTCTGGCGCGAGACGGTCGAGCGCACCGAGGGCAAGCCCACGGCAGCCGCAGTCGCCGAGCTGGCCGAACAGCGACGCAAGCAGGCCGCCGAGCAGCGCGACGCCCGCGCCCTGCTGCTGCGCGCCGTCGACCTCCTGGCGCCCGCCAACCGCAACGCCGGCTTCGTCGAGTCGTGGGCCAAGCAGCTCGGCCCGTACGACGACGAGCTGTCCGAACTGGCCAAACGTGCCGCCGACGCCATCTCCGTTCTCGACGAGCTGATTGAGAGTGCTGGCCAGTGAACTTCGACGAGCACCTCTCGAACCACCGGAACACCGACGGTTCCTACGACCTGGACGGCGCCGAGGAGGACCGCCGCTTCGAGATCGAGACGAACCCGGCCGAGGTCGTCAAGCTGGCCGCCAAGGTCGCGAAGCAGGAACGCATCGCCTGGCAGAGCACCGAGAGTCAGAACCTGCGCAAGCAGTTCGAGCAGCCGGCGCTCTCGCCGAGCCTGGAACTCGACGTCAAGGTCCCGCTCGGCAACGGCACGGTGGTCCGCCTGGGCGACATGAACCACGTCCGGATCACCATCCGCAAGGACATGCGGATCAAGACCCACCTGGACGAGATCCGCGCGTTCGATGCCGAGATGTCGCACTGGCTGCACACCGAGCCGCTGCTGGATAGCGGCGAAACGATCGAGGACGCAATCGATCGTGGCGGGCAGGTCGGGCCTTGATGCGGATCCTCGGAGCGATCACCGCACGGCTGCTCAAGCAGCACGGTTCGGACTCGCCGATCTGGCAGCCCGGCCGACCCGCCGACGTGACACCGAAGCGCAAGGCCACGAAGCCGCCGAAGGGTGTCGACGGGACCGCGATGGGCGGCGGCGGGCGGAAGAAGAAGTGACCGCCGCCCGCCCGCACAAGCCGAAGCCGCCGTCGAAGCCACCCCGCAAGCCGATCCAGACCAAGCCCATCCGTTGAGCCGTCCGGCTCCCCGACCGCAGACGCCGAGGCCTCCCGTGGGGCCGAAGCCGCCGGCACCGCCACCGAAGCCCTGAAGCACTGCGCGGGCCGCCCGCCGTAACCGGAGCGACCCGCGTGCGGCTCATCAACCACCGCTAGGAAGGCCGATCAGATGACCACGACGATACCTGCCCTCACCGACAAGAGCGAGCCGGACCCGTTCGCCGCGATCGCCGCCGAACTGCGCCGTGCGGCCGATGACATCGAGAAGCTCGTCGGCTCCGGGCACCCGAAGCCCGCCCACGTCGCCCTCGACTTCCACGCAGGCCGCCGGAGCTACGCGACCCGCGACGACAACGAGACGGCCGCCGCGGTCGACGCCCTCGGCCGGGTGCTGCTCGGCAAGCCGGGCGTGGTTCAGAAGATGGGCGGCGGCACCTACCACTACGGCACGGAGCAGACCACGCGCGGCCCGATCAAGGTCCACGTGTACGACTCGGTATCCACGCCGTGGGCTGAGGGGCGTGAGAGCGCCTCCGCGTTGGCCGCGAAGGAAGCGGAGCTGGAGAAGCTGCGCGCCGAGGTCGCCGAGCTGCGTGCAGTCGCCGGCGACGAGCGGTGCCCGGACTGCGGCGAGTCGCTACGGGAGATCGGGCTCGGCACGCTCGGGCACATCCCCGGCGAGATCTGCGCCCCGGCCGACGAGGTGTCCGAGCACTACGAGACGAGCGGCTGGACCGGCGGCGTCGACGGCTCGGGTGTGGCGTGCGCGTGCGGCACCACCTTCGACGGCTTCGACTCCCTCGCCGAGGCGGGCGAGCAGCTGAAGCACCACATCCAGAACCCCGACCCGGTCACCGTCTACTTCAGCTTCGGGCACGGCCAGACCGACCCGACGACCGGCGAGAAGCTGCTCGACAAGTACGTGACGGTCACCGGCCCGAGCTACGCGGCGTGCCGGAAGGCGATGTTCGCCAGCCGGTACGGCGAGCGCTGGTCGTTCGACTACATCGCCGGGACGCCGACCGCCGACGAGTGGATCCCGCAGTGGACCGAGCACGACCGCATCGACGCGACTCCCCCCGCCACCGACCTCCACTGAACCGCCGCGCCGGCCTTGGGGAGAGGGCCGGCCGGCACATAGCCCGGGCGCGGGTTGCTCCCCTGTGGCCCGCGCCCGGGCCCCCCAGCTCCACCCAGCTTCACCGGCACTTCACACCACGCAGAGCACTTCGCTGAAGGACATAGAGATGACCATGACCCTCGGACCCGGTGAGGCGACCGCCAACCTGGCCCCGTTCCTGTTCAACCCGCCGCCGCTACGCCGCCCCGAAGTCACCCAGGCCTTCCTGGCGTTCCAGCCCGCCACCTCACCCGTCCCCCTGCCGCCGCTGCTGCCCTGGCTGGAGCCCCAGCCGGAGCCGGAGGTCGTCAAGCCGCTGCTGCGCCGGGGCCGTCACCGCCGCGACCGTGGCCACCCGATCGTCGCGTACGTGATGCTCACGCTCGGCCTGGCCGTGCTCGCCGCGATCGGCGGTTTCGTCGTCGCCGTGCTGGTGCTGTCGTGAGCGCCGACCCGGTGAGCGCGCCGAAGCAGGAACTCCCGAAGCCGGAGCTGTCGTGGGACGAGGCGTTGGAGCTCGCCGCCGTCGACCGTGACCAGCTGCTGGAACGCCTGCACGACCACACCCGCCCGCAGCTGTACAAGGCCGCCCGCAAGGTGTCGCTGCTGCGCTGGACGTGGCGGCTTATCGACCTGCGGGACGACTCGGTGCTCGCGTGCGGCTCGGCGTTGTCCGAGTGGGGCGCGTGGCGGCGCTGCCACGCGGCCTACAGCAAGGAGCTGGCCAAGCCGCGCAAAGATCCGCAGGTCACCGAAGGGCAGGTCGTCGTCGCGACGACCCTCGCGCACGACGAGGTCCCGCCGAACGCTGGGAGCGTCTCGTGAGCAAGCGCAGGGATGAGCTCCCGGGTCGCGAGCTGCGGACCCCCGAAGAGAACCGGTTCGTCGACGAGCAGGACGCCCGCGTCCGTGCCGTCCTCGACAAGGCCGTGCACGACGGCGCGTCGTACAAGCTCGCCCTGCACCTCGGCGAGCCGGTCGATGTCGTCGAATGGTGGGTCGATGCCTTCTGGGACGGCCTACGCGACGCGCTGTGCGACGACGTCGAACACCCGACCCTGCGCACCGAAGATCGGCTGACCGCGATCGCGCTGCTGCTCGACGAGCGGATGACCGCCGAGTGGCGCCGGATCGTGGACGGCGTGGGGAAGTGCCGGCCGTGACGACCCCCGCGATCAAGCACCGGCTGACCGGGCCCGAGGCGTCGGCCATCTGCCGCGACCTCGCCCAGGTCGACATTCCCGTCCGCGCCACCGCCGACGTCTTCGGCACCGTCCACCTCTGGCCCGGCCGGGTCGTCACCACCCTGGAGGAAATCACCGCCCTGCGACCGTTCCTGCTGACGACCGACGCGCCCCTGGCCTGGCATAAGGCGGTGGCCTGATGGTGCGCAAGGCCGGCCTCGACGCGATGTTCTCCGTCGAGTACGCCTGCCCCCGCCGCTGCCAGGTCGAGTTCGACCTGTCCGATGTCCAGGTCCGTTTCACCCTCGGCCAGATGCTCGCCAAGGCCGAGGCGGCCCACGACGAGGCGCACACGGTCGAGCGCAGGGTGTACCGCGCGGGCGACATGCTCGTCCGCGCCGCCGTCCTGACCCCGGCGGTGGCCAGGTGACCGCCGTCGAGCTGCTGCCGCCAGCGGAAGCGGTGCATGGCAACGACCGCTGGTATGAGGTCCGACGCGGCGGGATCACAGCGTCGGAGATCGCCATCGTGCTCGGCATCTCCCCGTACGGCTCGCCGTTCTCGTTGTACTGGCAGAAGCTCAACGACTGGCGCGACGACGGCAACGAGTTCACGTCGGCCGGGCGGCACCTCGAGGACGCCATCGCCGACTGGTGGATGGCCGAGTGCGACCCGCTGGAGAACCTCGTCGCCGCCCCGGCCGGGCTCTACGCCAACGCCGAGCGGCCGTGGCAGCTGGCTACGCCGGACCGGCTGCTTCATGAGGCGTGCCCGTGTTGCTCGGATGGGCAGTGCACCTGCGGCCTCTACGGCAACTGCTCCGACTGCTACAACACCGGCCTTGGGGGTCCGGCGCACGCGCTGCTCGAGTGCAAGTGGGTGGCCTACAGCTGGGACGGCTGGGGCGAGCCCGGCACCGACGAGATCCCCGTCTACTACCGGGCGCAAGCACTCTGGCAGCTCGACACCCTCGACGTCGATGAGGTCCACTTCGCCGTCCTCGGCCCCGGCGGCTTCCGGGCGTACGGCCCGATCCGCCGCGACCGCAATGACCTGGCCGTGATGCGGCGTGAGGGGCTGCTGTTCCATCAGCGCCTACAGAACGGCGACGCCCCAGACCTGGACGGCCACTCGGCCACCATCAGCGCGCTGCGCAAGCTGCACCCCTCGGTCGGCGAGGGCGACGTCGAGGTGGACGTCGAGCTGGCCGTCAAATACCGCGTCGCCCGGGCGGCCAAGAAGGTCGCCGAGGAGCGCATCGCCGAGTGCGAGGCCGAGATCCGGGCGGCACTGGGCAGCGAGTTCAACCGGGCCGTGTGCAACGGCAAGCTCGTCGCCTCCCGAAGCGTCTACGACCAGTCCGGCGATTCCGCCGAGCTGACTGCCCTCGAGGACGACTGGCCCGTTGTCGACCGCCTCAACCCTGGCCGCTCGGCCAGCTATGCCAAGGAATCCTGATGGGACTGGACATCGCCGCCTACAGCAACCTGCGGTACCTCGGCCACCACGAGGTGGCCGAGGACAGCGAGCACCCGTACGACCCGGAGACCGACGAGCGGGTGCACGTGGAGGCGCTCGCCTACGACGCCTTCCCGCACGCGCTACTGGGCATCCCCAACCAGCAACTGAAGACGTACGGCAGCTCCCGATTCATCGTGTGTGGCTGCTTCGAGATCACCGAGAAGACCGAGAGGTACAGCTTCCGGGCCGGCAGCTACAGCGGATACGGCCAGTGGCGGAGGGACCTCGCCGACCGGTTCAACCCGTACCGCGACAATGGCCAGCCAAGCCCGGAGGGGCCGTTCTACGAGCTGATCTGGTTCGCCGACAACGAGGGCACCATCGGCGAACTCGCGGCTACCAACCTGCTCGGCAACTTCCGCCAGTACGAGGTCGAGTACCGCGCCGCGCACCTCGGCTCCGAGATGGGCGACTACTTCGTCCAGAAGTACGCGGACTGGCTGCGCGCCTGCGAACTCGCCGCCACCGGCGGCCTCATCGACTTCCACTGAGGAGAGCACCATGCCTGAGACCGTCAGCAACGCCGTCGCCCAGCGACAGAACACGCCCGGCGAGCTCATCAAGCAGTACAGCAGCAGCTTCGCCAGCGTGCTCCCGACGCACGTCAAGCCGGAGACGTGGGTACGCCTCGCCCAGGGCGCGCTGAAGAAGGGCAAGCGGATCGACGCGCCCAACCAGAAAGACCCGGACCACCGGTTCAACGGCATGTTCGAGCTCGAGGTGGCCGCCGCGAACAACCCGGGCGCGTTCCTCGCCGCCCTGCTCGACGCCGCCCGCCAAGGCCTCACCCCCGGGTCGGAGGAGTACTACCTCACCCCGCGCAAGGTGAAGGGCCAACGCGAGATCCTCGGCATCACCGGCTACCAGGGCTACGTCGAGCTGATGTACCGGGCCGGCGCCGTGTCCTCGGTCATCGTCGAGGTGGTCCGGCAGAACGACCGCTACCTCTACCGGCGCGGCATCGAACGTACGCCGATCCACGAATTCCCGGCGTTCGCCCGTGAGGTCGACCGTGGCCCCCTGATCGGCGCGTACGCCTACGCCGAGATGCTCGGCGGCGCCGTGTCCCGGGTGGTCGAGCTGAACCTCGACGACATCGAGCGCATCAAGGCCGTCAACACCGGCTCCAGCTACGACAGCTCGCCGTGGGTGAAGTGGGAGTCCTCGATGTGGCTGAAGTCGGCTGCTCGTCAGCTGCGCAAGTGGGTGCCCACGTCGGCCGAGTTCCGCAAGGAGCTGGCCCGGGCCGCCGGTGAGGCGCAGCGGGTCGCGTCGGCACCGGACGCGCCGGTCGGGATCGACACGCCGCAGGGCGACACCATCGAGGGCGACTTCAGCGACGACGGCACGGCCGGCGACTGGCCGGAGACGACCCCGGTGCCCGGTGATGGCGATGCGTAAGTTGACGTCGCCGTTCGGCCGCGGCCCCATGCCGATCGGCCAGGCGCAGCACCTGGCGTCGGTGCTGAAGGCCCTGGCCAACCCGTCGCGGCTGCAGTTGCTCGCGCTGCTCTCCGTCAACGGCAAGCTGACCAGCGCCGACCTGCTCGTTCGGCTGGACCGGCTATCGCAGCCAACAGTCAGCCACCATCTGGGGATCCTGCGCGCGGCCGGGCTGATCACCAGCTGCCGCATCGGCGTATTCACGTGGCACGCGCTGTCGCCTGACGGGTTGACCGCGGTCGCACGGGCACTGAACCCGGGCGGCGCATGATGCCCGACGAGCCGCAGAAGATCACCGACCACAAGTGGCGCCGGCGGATGGTCTTTGAGCCGGCGCAGAGGAAAAGCGGCCTGCACCTGCTCTGCGGCTACATGAACTGCCGCCGCCCGCGGGACGAGCACGCGCCGGCCGGACTCCGATCGGGGCCGCGCCGATGACCGCCTACGGCCTGCTCTGGGAGCTGACGAAGCACGTCCTGCACGGCCGAGGCCGTGACGTCGTCGTCATATGCGTCAAGCTCGCCGAGGAGGGGACCATCGACGGCCCGGAAATCGCTTCGGGCGAGGACGTCTCATTCAGCTGGCCGGGCGACCCCGACACGTTCTGCATGCTGTCGTCGGACCAGGTGATCGCATGATCCGGCCGCTGCGGGCCATTGGGCTCGATTTGTCCTTGACCGGCACCGGGATAGCCGTCACGCACGACCAGCTGGGCGAGCCCCGGCTGTCGTGCCGCACCGTCTCGCCCCGCAAGCGCAAGTCCCCCAACCGCATCGACCACGAACGCCTACACGAGACATTCGCCGCGATCGCCGCGGCCGTGCAGTGCAAGCCGGACCTGATCGTCATCGAGGAACCGCTGCACGTCGACGGCAAGGGCGACACCAGCATCCGCCTCGCCGAGCTGCACGGCCCGATCAAACACTGGATCTGGAGTCGGGGCATCCCGTACGTCGACGTACACCTGACCAAGGTGAAGACCTACGCGACCGGCAACGGCAACGCCGACAAGCCGACTGTCTTCGCCGCCGCGATCGCCCGGTACGGGCGGCTACTGCACATCGGGTCGTACGACGAGGCCGACTCGCTGACGCTGCTGGCCATGGCGCTGGACCACTACGGCCAGCCGCTGGTCCCGGTGACGGCCACCTCCTATACCCGCGCCTTCGTCGATATCACCTGGCCAAAACTGGATCTTCAGGAAGGCGGACTGAAATGAGCTGGAAAAAGCGGGACCCGGTCGCACCACCCGGCCCGGACTCGGCCACCGAGTTCCGGCTGATCGAGGCGCTGGACGCGATCACCCGCGCCCTGGCCGTGCTGGACCCGGCGCTGCGGGACACCCGGCTGGACCGGTGCGCGCAGGACGTGTTGCTGGACGTGCGCAACGCGCTGGTGCCGCCGCTGCCACAACGCCACCCGCTGCCCTTCGCCCCGGGGCGGTCGTCGTGAGCCGATTGGTCGCAACCCATGTGACGAAGTACGGGCGTTTCAAGCCCGGCATCCTCGGCCCCGAGACCGGCGTCCAGCACAACGCCATCGGGGTCGGCACCACGAGGTGCAGCGTCTGCGGTCGCCTCGTCATTCGCGGCAAGGGGCGGTGGTGGAAGTGATCGCCGCCCTGGGCGCCCTCGCCGTCGTCGGGGCGGCCCTGTGCCTCTGGGCGCTGTGGGATGCGCGGCCCGACACCCGCGACTACGGGCCCCGCCACGCAGGGGAGGCCCGATGACCGCCCCGGCGGACGGCCTGTCGACGTCGGCGCGGCTGGCCAAGGCCGAGCGGGAACGCGACGAGGCCCGCGGGCAGCGCGACAAGTTCATCGCGGCCGCCGACAAGCTCCACGGCGAGTGGCTGGACCTCAAGGCCGAGATCGGGCGGCTCAAGGCCGAGGCCGTGACGTCGGCCGACAACTACCTGCTGGTCGCCGCCGAGCTGTCCAGCGCCCGGCAGGACCTCGACGTTCTGCGCAAGAGCCTCAAGGGCAGCGCGACAACCGCGAGTGTCGCGCTGCGGGACCTGGCCGAGACCCGCGCCCAGCTCGCCGACATGCAGGCGGCGGCCGAGGAGAAGGTCCGCGCCGTGCTCACCGCACCGACCGGCGACGTCATCTCCCAGCAGACCCGCTACTGGTGCGAGACCTGCGGAGCCCGCTACGGCCAACCGTTCGACCACCCCCACGGGCCACTGACCTCCGTCACCGTGACCACCACCCGCGCGCCCCGACTGTTTCCCGCCACCACCACCAACCAGGAGGAAGGAGTCCGATGAAGCGCATCACGACACTGACCGAGGAGCAGCGCGCCGCCATGGACGCGCACGCCGACGAGTGGATCGCCCACGGCTGGTCGACAGAGCCGGCCGACTGGGCACTGTTCGAGTCCGCCGCCGAGCGCTGCTACGGGTTCGCCGGCCTGCCATGGCATGGCAACGTCGTGCGGGTCTCGTCACCGCTGGTGTTGTCTCTCGCTGCCCCCGCGGCCGCGTTCGTGCTGACGCTGCGAAAGCAGCCCGCCGACGCGGTGGGCGACGCGGTGCACGACGCGGTGGGCGGCGCGGTGGGCGACGCGGTGGGCGGCGCGGTGCACGGCGCGGTGCACGGCGCGGTGCGCGGCGCGGTGGACGGCGCGGTGGGCGACGCGGTGCACGACGCGGTGCGCGACGCGGTGCGCGACGCGGTGGGCGACGCGGTGGGCGGCGCGGTGGGCGACGCGGTGGGCGGCGCGGTGCGCGACGCGGTGGGCGACGCGGTGGGCGGCGCGGTGGGCGACGCGGTGGGCGGCGCGGTGCGCGACGCGGTGGGCGACGCGGTGGGCGACGCGGTGGGCGACGCGGTGGGCGACGCGGTGCACGACGCGGTGGGCAAGGGGACCCTCGAAACCATCAGTCGTATCTGGTACTACCGGCTCTGGGGCAACCTCTGGCCGTACTGGCAGGCCTACAACAGCTTCTTCCGCGACCACTGCCAACTCGAACTCGACGGCGACCTCTGGGACCGGTCCCGCGCCTACGAAGACACCGCCAAAGCCGCCGGCTGGTGGTGGCCCCACAAAGAGTTCGTCATGGTCTGCGACCGGCCCGCCGTCCTGCACCTCGAACAGATCGGGCCCCGCGGCTGGGGTTCACACCGGCTCCACTGCGAAACCGGGCCGGCGATCGCCTGGCGCGACGGCTACGCCCTGCACTACTGGCACGGCACGAAAGTCCCCGCCGACCTGGTCGAAGACGACGGCTGGGACACCGCGCGGATCCTCGCCGAACCGAACTCCGAGGTGCGGCGCTGCGCCATCGAACGGATCGGCTGGGACCGGTTCATCGCGGACGCCAACCTCAACCAGGTTGGCCAGGCCGCCCCGGACCCGGGCAACCCGGGCAACACGCTGACCCTGTTCGACGTGCCCGAGCAGATCTACGAAGAGCCGATCCGGGTGCTGCTGTGCACCAACGGCTCCGTCGAGCGCGATGGCACCCGACGCCGGTTCGGCCTCACCGTCCCCGCCTGGCACGACGACCCCATCCACGCCGCGGCGTGGACCTATGGCCTTGATCCGTCCGAGTACCGGCAGGCAGAAGCCCGCCGGTGAACACCCAACGAGGAGCAGAAGTGAACACTCTCGCCACGATGGAAGCCCGCTTCGGTGTGACTCATCTGGAGCACCTGGACCGCGAGGCGGCGATCCCGGTCGTGTCCCTGGTCGCGTTCCAGGGCGACGTCGCGATCCTGCGACGTGCCCGGGCCGCGGCGACCACGCCGATCCCGGCGGCCGGCTACCCGGTGGTCGCCGGGGAGAACGGTGGCAACACGCATGCCGTGTACGGGGTCGGCTTCTACGACCCGGCGCCGCGTTCGGATACGGAGCTGCTGCTGGGCGTGCTGACCGTTCCGGATGGGGAGCAGGTGCTGCTCAGCCACCCGGAACACGGCGGCTTCCTGATCGAGCCGGGCACCTACGAGATCCGCCGCCAGCGTGAGCAGGCCGACGAAATCCGGCTCGTCCAGGACTGACCGTCCAGCGCCGCGCCCGTCTCAACCGGGGCGGGCGCGGCACCCGCCCAACGCAAGGAGCGCCAGTGAGCGCTGACCTGCACGACTTCCTGTTTTACCACCGCGATTGAGGAGCCCGGCAAGTGACCGCTGTGACGCTCAGGCCCACCTTCAAAAAGGACAGCCGCCCCAGCAACGGCCTGGAGGACATCGCCGACGAGCTGCTGGCCGACAAGACGAAGGTCCACTACGTCGTCGGCGCCGTGAAGTGGGCCGGCGGCAGCATCAGCGAGGAAGGCGACCTCCTTCCGGCGGCGAAGTTTCTCGCGATCGAGCCGCTGGCCGAGGGCTCGTCGCCGGAGGGCTTGGCGAAGAAGATCCTCGATGAGGCGCGTAAGGCCCGAGGGTTGGGCCGCATGGAGGACGAACACCCGGCCACGTCGGCGCTGTTCGACTTCGACGGCGACGGCAAGCCGGTCGTGCGGGTCGGCGCGGACGGCGAGCACCCGGTGCCGGAGCCGTCCGGCGAGGAGATCGTCGCCGAGCTGGACGAGCGCCGGGCCGCGAAGGGCCGCAAGGCCACCGCCGACCCGTTCACCCCGGGCGACACCAATGGCTGAGGAAACCAAGACGGTCACCTTCGACCTGAACCTTCAGGGCATCTCGTACGTCACCCCCAAGGTGGCGTTCGGCCGCAGTGAAGACCGGCTGATCCTCAGCCTCCGCGGCCCGATGGTCGATCTCACCGCAAGCGACGCTGAGGCCCTCGGCACCCATCTCATCGCCGCCGCCGAGGGCATCCGCCGGAACCCTGATGGCGGCACCGATGACTGAGACGCAGGAGATCCAGGTCAGCGAGGTCCACTACATCCTGCTCGTCGACATCGACCAGGGCAACGTCTTCGACCAGTTCCTGATCAGCGCAGGCGAGAAGGTCTTCCTGGCCATCCCCGGCGAGCCGCCCGCCGACGTGTCCAAGCTCGTCTGGGACCTGGAGCATCTCGGCTGGTGCTGGCGGCCGGCGAACGACGACCGCTGGCAGCTCACCGACGCGGGCCGCCTGGCGATGGAAGGCAGCGGGCTGTGAGCGCCGCGACCTACCGGCACACCCACCGCGTGCGCATGGCTGCGACATGAGCGAACCCGCCGTCATGCGCATCCCGGACCACATCCTGGCCCTCGCCGAGCAGCTGCCCGAACCGTCGGAGCCGGCCGACCGCAGCGTGCCGTGGAAGCAGCGGCAGCGACTGCCGTGCCTCGTCGACCCGGACTGCACCGTCGACCACCTGAGGAGACGCCGTGGAAAGCGCTGACGTCGAGGTGGTGCACGTCTACCTGTCCACCGGCTGCCTGCACGGCCACCACGACTACTGCCAGCGCGAACGCGGCCTCGCCGGCGACAAGACGCCGGCCAAATGCAAATTCTGCGGCGCGCCCTGTATCTGCCCTTGTGGACACGGGAAGCGGTGCGAGGAAGGAACCGACCGTGACTGAACCGAACATGACCCCCGGCGAGCTGGCCGCCTTCGACCAGCTGCTGGAACTGGCGATGGAGACCACGCTCGCGCACGTCGCCGCGTACGACGACCTCGACGTGCCCGACGCCATGTGGGCGTTCTTCCGCGACCTCGAAGCGCTCGGGAACTCCGAGTTCGTCATCCAGTCGCTGGCAATGAACCTGGCCGGGGTCGCGATCCGGCTCAGGCGGCTGCTGCTCGAACAGGAACGGGCGGCGCACTGATGGCCTCACTCCGCAAGCTCAACCGTCGCCTGACCGTCTGGCAGCGCTACGCCGACCGCGTGGCCTTCAACCCGCGCATCAATCAGCCCTGGGCATGGCAGCCGCCCCGCGGCTACCAGCGAGCCGCAAAAGCTGTCGAGCGCGAGGACGAGCGCCGCTTCTGGGACGAGGCCCCGGAAGTCTGGCTCGGCGGCCCCACGGGCGAGCAGGCGCTGATCGCCGACGTCCTCGGCGGTGCCTGATGGCCAGCATGCGCAGGCTCAAGCGGCGGCTGACCGTCTGGCAGCGCTACGACGCCCGCTACAACCACCCCGGCGACTACCTGCTCGCGTGGCGGCCCTTCAAGCCCGCACGCGGCCACACGCGCGCCGTCATACGGCTCACCGACGAGCAGGTCCGCCGCGACTGGTTCCAGTTCCGCCCGGACGACGACGACTGGTTCGACGTGCGCAGCGAGGAGGACGAATGGTGATCGAGCTGACCGACGAGATGCGGCGGGCGTTCACCGAGATCAAGGCCGCCGTCAAGGGCTGCGATGGGCTCGATGACGGCGACTTCGAGGGCGTGGCTGCCGTGCTGGCCATCGTCGAGCGGGACTACCTCCGGGTGGACGGCGTGCACAGGGACGGCCGCACCTGTCGGCCCGGGAACCTCTGCGTCTACTGCTCCCCGGAGTCGCCGCCGTGAGCCGCGCGAAGCTCGTCCCGCACGTCTTCATCCCCGACCCCGACGTGCCCGCCGACCCCCTCGACCGCACCGGCCGCGGGGCCTGCCGCGAGTGCCACCTGATGGGCCGGGCCGGCGACCCGCGCCACAAGATGCCCGACCTGTTCGACCAAGACGAAGAGCACCGGCGAAGAGCCGGCGAGACCACGGAAGGAGCCGCCTGACAATTCCGAATACCGATTCACCAATAGCGGCCGGGGCACCATTACCCGGCCGCTGGAATCGCATCCGGCTGTGAATGAGAGCACGAGGTAAATGGTGATCCATAAGACACGGCATTCCGGCGCGGCGTTGATCAACATGCGGTGCGAGCTGGGAGAATGGGGATCGGCCGGACGGGTGCGTCAACACCCGCTACCCGGCCTGAAGCACCACCGATTCGCCCTACGAACCGGAAGGAGCCCTGCGGTGACTATCGCATGGGTTAGCGCCCTGTCGCATCCTCGCAACGCCGTGTCGCGCGCCACCGAACAGGCGTACGCCTAATGGGCCGCCAGCACCGCGTGCGCCCTGGCCGCCGCCGCGAAGACATCCTCTACAAGGTCCACGTCTGGCGCTCTATCGCCGTGCTGATCACGGACGATCCCCCATTTCCTGATCCCGGGGCTCGTCGTCTGCTGGCCGCGAGCCTCATGCACATCTTCGGGCAGGCCGAGTCGCCCCTGTTCCCGGCGCGAACGCCCGACGAGTTCATCGCGTGCGTCAAGGAGCTGCACGAGGCGAAGATGCTCGGCGTCGAGGACGGTGTGGCCTTCGTGGCCTTCCCGGACCGCGACGCACTCGGCCGGACCTACGCCCGGCGCGTGCCGCGACACGAGATGGGCGAGTTCATCGAGGCGCTGCGGCAAAGCATTGCCGAGGACCCCAGCGGTGACCAGTGAGCTACGAGGCCGTCCGCTGGGCGCTCTACGACGCGCCGATGCTGCTCACCTCCGCAGGCAAGCCGGATGCCACGGCGCGCCTCGTGCTGATTGCCCGCGCCGAGCGGGCCGACAAGCATGGCCGCAACACCTACGCCGGACCGGCTGACCTGATGAAGAGCACCGGCCTGGACGAGCGGACGATCCAGCGCGCCGACCGCAGGCTCGAAGAGTCGGGGCAGATGATCCGCGACGGCATCTCGCACGTCGGCACGGTCCGCTGGCGGCTCGCCATGACGCTGAAGCAGTCCGATACGGAGAAGGCGACCGCCGACCCTCGGATTGAGCGCCGGCGCGAGGCGGACAAAGAGCGAATGCGACGCCACCGAGACCGGCAAAAAGCTGTCGCTGAAGCACGCACGGAGATTGCTGTCACGGATTCTGCGTCCGTGACGTCACGGACTTTAAATCCGAACGTCACGGATTCTGCGTCCGTTCGTCACGGATTTAACGCCCCCCAAACCACCAATGAACCACCAAGGGAACCACCAGTGGGAACCACCCCTGGGGGCACGCTTCCCCCAGACCCCCTGCGACCCCCCTCGCCTTCGGCTCAGGGGACCGAGCCGCAACCGTCAATCACGGAATCACTCACGCCAGCCCAAGACCAACAGGGTGACCCACTCCCGCACGCGAACGCGCGAGATCCGAGCCCGGCCGAGCACCTCGCCACCGTCACCGACTTCTTCACCCGAGAGGCGATCTGATGACCACGTCCCGCACTGCGTTGATCGGCCTCACAGCCGTAGCCCTGCTCGTAGGCGGCTGTTCGTCGCCTACGCCCAAAACGACCCCCGTGCCTACACCGAGCGCCAGCGTGGCCGACCCGGCCAGGGACCTCGGCGCGGGCACACCCGGTGCCTACTGCGCCACCTCGCGGCTCGGCAAGCACTTCACCAAGGATGGCGTCACGTACACCTGCAAGGGCCCGAAGCCGTACCGGTGGCGCTCATGATCCAGCTCAAAGACCCCACCCGGATCGGCCCCACCGTCGCCGCCCTACGACGCATGAGCCTCGCCAGCCAACGCGAAGTCGCCGACCACATCGGCATGGACCCCGCCCGGCTCAGCGACTGGGAACGCGGACACGCCACGCCCACCCTGCCGTACCTGGTCCCCGCCCTCGGCTACCTCGGCTACGAGCTGCACATCGTCCCCGAGCCCGAAGAACGCCACCCCGGCGCCCGACCCACCGGAACCGGGTGGCCGGCATGAGCGAGCCGATTCGCAAGCCCGAAGCCGCAACCGTCTGGGTGCAGTACAAGGGCACCGAGCTGTGCGCCGACTTCGCCTGCACCTGCGGCAGAGGAGGCCACATCGACGCCAGGTTCGCCTACTCGGTGCAATGCGGAGCCTGCGGCCAGATCTGGGTGCTCCCGCAGACGCTAAAGCTGGTGCGCGCCGAGGAGGCCACCGAGGCCGACGGCCACAAGCTCGACCAGCATGACGCCGTGCCCGTTCCGATGGACGATTGGCCCCGCACATGATCTGGATCTACCTCACCGACGCCTACCCGACCGAGGCCGACTGCCGCGCCAGCTTCAACACCATGGACGTCGACGCGGAGTACCTCGGCGTCTGGCACGCGCCCACCCCGGAGCTTCCCGAAGTCCACGTGTTCGGCGCAGGCGTCGACCGCGACGACCTCTTCCGCACGGGCTGGGTGATCGCATGAACCTCGAAGACCAGTACCGGTTCACGATCCAGGCCGTGAGCCTTTCGGGGGCGCCCGCTGACCTCAGCCTCCACTGCGATCGGTGCGGCCGGTGGACGGTCCACATCGCGGAACCGCGCACCCTCGCCGAGCTGGAGCAGCGCGCCGACGAGCGCACGGAGGTCTGCCGGTGAAGGAGATCGCGCTCGGCGACGGTAAGTGGGCGGAGGCCATCCTGCGGCAAGTGCGATCAGCGCGTCCCTACGACGACCGAGACACAGCCGCACTGCTCGGGCTACAAACGGAGCTTCGCGCAGGCGTCGACCTGGACGTCTGCGTCATGGGCTTCCTGCTCGGCGTTCAGGCCATCTACGGCCTCGACATCACGCTGACGGAGCGCCCATGAGCGACCCGATCTGCGTCGTCTGCGAGAAGCGGCCCACCCCCGACGGCTACGCCTGCACCGGATGCGCCGACCGCGCCATCGGCAAGCTGGTCACGGTCATCGACCTCGCCCCCGACGCGAGGCTCGTCGCAGCCGGGCTCATACGCCGCGGTGGCGGCTTCGGCAGCAACAAGCCCGGCTCCCGGCCGCCACTCAACGACTCGGCCACCGACGTCATGGACGAAATCCAGAACACGCTCACCACGCTGGCCCGCGACATCGCCGAGGCGCGGGGGCGCGAGGTGCCGCACAGCCTGCGGGCCGACCCGATCGTCGTCGCCGCCCGGTGGCTCGCGGGCCAGGTCGAATGGCTCAGGCACGCCATCGACGGGGCGGAACCACGGGCCGTTCGCGCCTTCGACGAGATCGCCGTCTGCGCCGGGCGGCTGCGAGGAATCGTCAACGGGCCCGGCGAGCAGAAGTTCCTCGGGCCGTGCGGATACGTCTTCCAGGTCGACGTCACGTCGCTCGACAGGGAGCCGGAGACTGAGTTCGTCGACGGCAAGGTCTGCGACGGCGACGTGTACGCCTACCGCGGGGCACAGAAAGGCCGCTGCCGGACGTGTGGGGCCGAGGTGGCCACCAGCGAGCGACAGGCGTGGCTCGACGGCGAGGTGCGCTCTCACGCCTTCCGGGCCACCGAGATCGCCCAGGCGTACGCCATCAACGTCAAGACCATCCGATCCTGGGCCACTGAACGACCCGAGGTACGCAACGCCGACAGCAAGCTGGTCCGAAGCGCAGCCCCGGCACGACTACGGCCACACGCCCACGACCGCGACGGCCACCCGCTCTACCTGCTCGGTGACGTGCTCGACCTCGCCGCCGCCGACGCGGCACGACGCGAAGGCAACCGATCGCGCCGATCACGCAGGGAGGCGGTGAGTTGACAGAAGATCACTCTGGCAGCCATGATCTGCACAGCCAGAACTGTCGAAAGCCCCGGCCGCGCCCCCGTCGCGACACCGGGGCTTCGTCGTATCCAGGCGGTGACCATGGCCCGCATGCACGTCTGCTCCTGCATCGGATGCCCAGCCCACGACGGCACCTGCCCTGAACTCAGCACCGCACGCAGATGCCCCGACTGCCAGGCCCACGCCGAGCAGCGCAGAGGCAGCAGGCAGGCACGGGGCTACGACGCACAGCACGACAGGCTCAGGGCCAGGTGGAAGCCCAAGGTGGATGCTGGCCTGGTCGACTGCCACGCTGAGGTGTGTCTGCTACCGCAGCGTCGCATCTGGCTGGGCATGGAGTGGCAGCTGGGCCACACCCCTGACCGCAAGGCGTACCGAGGGCCCGAGCACAAGCCGTGCAACGAGGCTGAGGGTGGACGCATGAGCCATGGAGGCTGAGCACATGCCACTGATCAACGTCATGCGGCACATCGCCAGCGAACAGGGCATGAGCGACTACGACTTCGACGTCAGCCTCAGTGCCTACATCGGGCACGGCACGCTGACCGAAGCCGAACGGCAACAGCTGCTGGCCATGGCACCCACCGACCGCAGCCTCTGGCTCGTGGCCGAGCGCCGCTACCCCATCGACGCGCTGCGTGCCGTCGTACTCGACTTCAACGCGCACGGCTACCTCACGGTCGAGGGCCTTGCCCGCTTCGACCAGCCGACAGGCGAGCCCGTCACCAGCCTCTGACGTTACCCAGCGTGACCAGGGGTGGGGGGAGACCCCCAAGGGCCGAGGGGCGGAGGACCGCCGGGGAGGGCTCTGTTCGGTCGGCCTGGTTCAAAGCACACTCTGAGACCCTGACCGTCACGCAAGGTGACGGCCGACCGAGGCGCCGCGCAAGGCGGGCCGAGGGAGATGATCGCGATGGCCAGTGGTGGCGCGCGGGCCCGGTCCGGACCCGCACCCGATCCTGAAGCACTTAACCGCCTGCGCGGCACCGACGCCGCCTGGCACGTCCTGCCGGTCACCGGCCGGCCCGGGCCGCCGCCGGAGTGGCCGCTGCCCAACCCGTCGAGCCGCGAGCTCGAGCTGTGGGTGAAGCTCTGGGCGAAGCCGCAGGCGACGCGCTGGGAGATCCTCGGCCAGGACGACGAGGTGGCGCTCTACTGCCGCCGGTTCGCCCGCGCCGAGCAACCCGACGCGCCGGTGGCCACGGTCGTCGTGGTCCGCCAGCTCGGCGAGGCCCTGGGCTTGACCATCCCGGGCATGCTCCGCAACCGCTGGCAGATCGGCTCGCAGCAGAGCGCACCGGCGCCGACGGTTCCGGCGCCGACCGGCGGCAAGGTTCCCTCGAGGTCGTCCGCTCGCGACCGGTTCACGGTCGTCCGCGATGACCACTGAGCGGATCGTCGACTTCCCGACGCTGTTCATCGTCCCGGACTGGATCGAGCACCATTGTCCGCAACCGGACCGGTTCGGCCGCGGTGGCGAGTTCCGGCTCTACGACACCCAGCTGTGGTGGACGCTCAACCACTACCGAATCAAGCCGACCGCGGTGTGGCGGCCGGAGAATCCGCTCCTCGCGCCGGCGTTCCACAACCGCCGGTCGCAGGTCATCGCCCCACAGAAGGTCGGCAAGGGCCCCTGGTCGGCGTCGATCTGCCTCGCCGAGGGTGGCGGCCCGGTGCTCTTCGCGGACTGGGCGACCGAGGGCGACGTCTACCGCTGCGCCGATAACGACTGCGGCTGCGGCTGGGAGTACCGGTACGCGGCCGGCGAGGCCAAGGGCATGCGCTGGCCGACGCCGCTGATCCAGATCACGGCGACGTCCGAGGACCAGACGGACAACATCTACCGCCACGTCAAGGCGATGATCAAGCTCGGCCCGCTGAGCGGCCTCATGCATGTCGGCGAGAGCATGGTCCGGATCGGCGCCGAGGGTGAGATCGACACGGTCACCACTGGCGCGCTGTCGAAGCTCGGCAACCCGGTGACGTTCGCGATGCAGGACGAAACTGGGCTCTACACCGACACGAACAAGCTGCGCAAGGTCGCCGAGACCCAGCGCCGCGGCGCCGCCGGCATGGGCGGCCGGTCGATGGAGACGACGAACTGCTTCGACCCGTCCGAGGACTCGGTTGCCCAGCGGACGTACGAGTCGGCGGTCACCGACGTGTTCAAGTTCTACGAGCCGCCACCGCCTCAGTGGTCGTACCGCAACAAGCGCGAGCGCCGGAAGATTCACGCGTTCAACTACGCCGGCTATCCGCACAACGACATCGACTCGATCGACGCCGAGGCGGCCGAGCTGGCCGAGAAGGACCCGGCGCAGGCTGAGCGTTATTACGGCAACAAGCTCGTCTACGGCGCCGGCACGTGGCT